TAGCACGTTCAACGTCATCGGTTGCGAAGAGGAAAATGAACTTGAAGTTTATTTGATGGCACAGGCGGCGATGGCATTGATGGACGACTAATTGACATCCGCGCCTTCGCATGGATGTCATCGAAGGAGTTTCAATCATTTCAATCGGCGAGGCTAAAGGCCACGGGCTTTACGTTGACGAGACAACTTTGATGCAAGTCAAAGAGTGCGCCGAGTCCTACAAGGGCGGCGTCAAGGTCAATCTGGATCACGGTGCAGGGATCAAGGACATTGTCGGATTCGTTAACAATTTCCGCATCGTCGGCAAGCAACTCTTGGGTGATCTCAACCTTCTCGAAACATCGCCAATGCGCGATTACGTCATGGAGATTTCAAGCAAACTGCCAGACACCTTCGGCATTAGCATCGCTTTCACGGGGCCGATCCGCGAAGTAGAGGGACTAGCCTTCGCAAGTTGCACCGAGCTTTACAGCGCAGACCTCGTGCAAACACCAGCCGCAAACGCGACAGGTCTTTTCAGTTTTACGGCAAAGCAAGTTGACAAATTTCCCACGCAAATGGAAGACGCAACAATCGAAATCGAACCCAAGGAGGACGAGGTCAGCATCGCCGACATCGTTTCTCGTCTCGCAGCTCTCGAAACCGCCTTCGGCGATTACAAGAGCAAGATGGAAATGCCAGCCGAAGAGCCAGCAGCCGAAATGAAAGAAGAGATGCCCGCTGAACTCAGCGTCATTTCCAAACTTGAAGCAAAGCTCGACTCGATCATCTCCAACTTCGGGGCCGCTCCAGTAAAGGCATCGGTCATCGCTGAAGAGAAAGCAGTCGAAAAATTCGACCTCAAATCAGTCATCGTGCAGAAGACCGAGGAACTCGGCAGCCGCACCGAGGCCATTCGATTCGCGATGCGTAATCACCGCGAAGCCTACATCGAAGCCCGCGACAACAACGAACTTAACTTTTAATCAAACAAATTTATGGCAACCCAAAACGATAACGGAATCCGAAGCTTCGCTTTCGCTTCCGCAATTACCGCGAACACGCTTGTGAACATCACAGGCGCAAACGCTGCGCAAGCGGCATCAACCGGCTCTAATGCCATCGGAGTCGTGCAGAACGACGTCGCCGCTGGAAATCAAGGAGCCGTCAAACTTTTTTTCCCAACCCAATTCGGCATCCTTTCCGCAATCGCTACAGCCGGTAATACCGTCTTCGCCGTGACCAGCGGACTTGTCGTCGGAACATACGCCAACGCATCGACCGTGACTCTCGGAGTTGCGATCAACAGCGGCGTTTCCGGTGACGTGATCGAATACGTTCCCAAATTCAACCAATAATCTAACACTACTATGGCACTCTCCTACACAACAATTCGCGCCGATATCGCGCAGGCCGTCTACGAAGGTCTGTCGAACAAAAACAACTTGTTCATCGGAACCGAGGTCATGCCAGTTTACAGCTCGGACGTCAAGTCCGGCGCGTATCTGAAATTGAACATCGGTGATTCTGAAACTCTCAACGACGACGTTCTGAAAATCGCCGCTGGTGCTGGATACCCACGCACAAGCCGCCGGTTCACGAGCGACTCGTTCGACGCGATCGAATACGGTCTCGAAGAGGTTCTCCCTGATTCTAACCGCCGCGACCTCGACCGCTTTTTCGACACCGAAGTGAACATCGCTTCGATGTTGCTTCGCCAAATCCAAATCAGCCACGAGGCTCGTGTTGCTACCGCAGCATTCGCCGCTAACGGTCTGACCGCGATCAGCGCAACAGCAGCCTATACAGAAGCGAACATCACCAGCTTCGACGTTCCCGGTGACGTGGCAGCGGCCAAGTTGGAACTCGCCAAATATGGCGTTCTTCCAAACACCTTGATTATGTCCATGCCTTTGTTCGAGCGCATCCGCCGTTCCGCTAAAGTGCAGAACCAGTTCTTCGGCATCGTTCCTTCGGATCAAAGCCGTCTCTTGAGCGAAGGCGAAGTTGCCGCCGCTGTCGGAGTCGACCGCGTTCTTGTAGGCCGCGCACCAAAGAACAACGCCGCAAAAGGCCAAGCCTATTCCGGTGGATTCATCTGGAGCAACACCTACCTCGCACTCGCCACAACCTCCGGCGGAGATTTCTCCGGTGGTGGATTCGGTCGCACGATCGTATGGGCCGCTGATAGTCCCGTGCCTTTCGTCTCCGAAACCTACCGTGACGAGGCTCGCCGCGCTAATGTTCTCCGCGTTCGTCAGAACTCGGCTGAGAAAGTTATCGACGGTTCCAGCATTATCCGCATCACCACGGGATTCGCCTAAGATTCCCCAGCAAGACCGCATCGGAAAAGCCACCTCGAAAGGGGTGGCTTTTTTGTTTTGTTGACATATACATCACTTGTAAACATGAAACAAAAACAGAAGCTAGTCGCAGGGCTTATCTGCGGCAACGAAGAACCGCGCATCGAGCGATGCGTTAAGTCACTCAAACAAATCTGCGACGAGATCGTTATCGTCCGCGCAATCGGATCGCTTGCACCGGATCAAACGCTCGACATCGCTAGGGAACTCGGTTGCCACGTTGACGAATATCTCAACTCTCCGCTGGTCGCAGATTGGGAGCATCTCGACAACTTCGGAGAGGCTCGGAACAAAGCATTCGCCAAGGCATACGAACTCGCAGGGAAAGACGGCTGGGTTATGTGGGCCGATTGCGACGACATTATTGAGCCGCACATGGTCGCGCCAACGCTGGCCGCGCTTGAAGAATGCCCACCGGAACAAGATTGGATATTGACCGACTACGTCATTCCCGAACAAGGCAAACGCGCACCACGCGAGCGTTTCTTTCGCTACAAAACAGCATGGTGGCATCGTCCTGTGCATGAGAACGCGCAACCGACGAAGGACGTTTCGGTCTGTATGCGCCGAGACCTAGAGATTGTCCATGCACCGCCAGTCGGGGCGCGAAACAGCAGCGAGCGCAACCGCCGGATTCTGATGCATCAAGACCGGATGACTTCGCACTTTAAATTCTATTTGCATTACGAAAACTTTATTGCTGGCAAGAAAGAACTCGCCGCGAAATACGGATCGGAGGCACTAGCCTTGACCGATCTCGACGGCGTCAACCGCTACGAGATTCTTTTAAACTGCGCCAACATTACGAGCGGAGAAACCTCGCTCAACCTAGCGCGAAAGGCCAAGGAGCTTGAGCCGAACCGCCGCGAAGCCTACGGACTAGAGGCTAGCATTCTGCTTGATGAGAAAAAATACCAAGAAGCGTTAAAAGTGGTGGAAGAAATGCTCGCAGTTCCAACTCCTAAGTTCCCGCAATGGACGCACCGGAAGGAATGGTATGGGTGGAAGGGTGATCAACTATACGCATGGACGCTTCGCCTTCTCGGACGAAACGAAGATGCCGAAGAGATCGAGCGCGAGACGCTGGCAGGATCAAGCAAGCCCAAGATTTCACTCGTCCACGCAACGCGAGGAAGGCCGGTAGAGGCCGTGCAATGTATGACGCTATGGTTATCCCGCGCAACGCATCCAGAGCGCGTAGAACATATCTTTGCGGTCGATCACGACGACGAAAAGGCCGAGGTTCTAAAGCGATTCAGATCCGTTACGCAAAAAGACCAAGGGTATTCGGTCGGAGCGTGGAACTTGGGAGCAGCAAAGGCAACCGGCGACATCATCATACAACTCTCGGACGATTGGGAATGTCCGCCAGGGTGGGACGACATGATCGAAAAGCGTCTCGACATTTCAAAACCACAGGTTCTTCGGATTTCGGACGGATATAGAAAAGACGATTTGCTTTGCATGGCGATCATGACGTGTAAATATTTTCAAGAAAATGGACTATTCAACCCAAGATTCCGAAACGTCTACAGCGATACCGACTTCACCTTTCGTGCCGCGAAAAATGGGGCGATTGTTGATGCTCGTGACATTAGCATCGTTCATCATCACCCGTTTTTTGAGGAGCGTCCGCTTGATGCTACATACCAGCGCGGCAACGATCCGGCAGAGTATGCAAGGGCAAAAGAAATCTTCGATGAACTCCACCCGAAATGAATAAAGACGTCACATTGATCGTATTTGAAGGCTTGAAACCAAGGCACGAACAAAGCGAAAAGTTGTTCAACCACCTTTGCGGATTGGGTGGATTCGGAGACGCTGTGTATATCGCAGAGGACTGCAACTATCAACAGGCGATGCATTGGGAACTAGGTCGCTTTGCCGACTATATCGACACCTCGCACGCGCTCATCTGCACTCACGACGGCTTCATTGCCAATCCGCGCCTGTGGAAGGATTCGTGGCTGGAATACGACATGATCGGCGCGGCTTGGCCAGCGTTCTGGAACGTCGGACATCGCGTCGGCAATACCGGATTCACGCTCCAGAGCATGAAATTCTTGGAGATGGCAGCGAATGCGGAGCCTCTCTGGAAGGGAGAGGCTGCCGATGTCTTCCTATGCCGAACAATGGAGAAGGAATTTAAAAGCAACGGCGTCAAATTCGCTCCGGTGGATGTCGCGGCGGCGTTCTCTTGGGAACATTACATCGAGGAAAATACGGCGGGGCCGGATCGTTCGTTCGGATTCCACGGCTGGGTTGCAGGAAAATCAGCGGAACAATATTACACCTTTTGAACATCCTAATTGTTTACCATTTGAGGCTCGGAGACATCGCACGTTGCTTGCCAATCGCGAAGCATTTCGCGGATCAGGGACACAACGTCACCTTTGAGTGCCTGCCTGATTACCACGGCCTTTTCGCGATGGTCGATTACTGCCAGCCGATCTATCCACAAAACGACCACAGCGGATTTGACCGCATCATCAACTTGCAAATCTGGCCTGATCGTCACGAACATTTTTGCGCCAGTCCGCTGAGTTGGAGTGACTATGTTTACGGACTATTTCCAGAAGGCAAGGACATCGACAGGCAGATTGTTCTAAACTCGCCAGCCATCGTGACACCGCCCGAACTTAGGTCATGGGTTCTTTGTTTTCCTACTGGATACAGTCAGGATAAAAAGATCGACCCTCGCGATGTCATTACAGCAGCGCATCAAATCGCTAACGGAAGGCCTGTTGTTTGCGCTGGGAAGGCCGCTCACGGCATGGCTGAATTTGAGACGATAGAATATATGTGCGCGTATATACGGGACGCCAACGATGTTGTGACGATCAACACCAGCACGAGCATCCTTGCGTCGGCACTTCGCAAGAGTTGGGTTCATATCGCGGACAGCCCGAAGCACGATTTCACGCATCCAAACCAGCGACGTGTAGAGCGCAAGTTTTGACGCATTACCCACTTTGTGGGAATGCTCGACATATTTACTAACGATCTAGCCGCTATGCTGGACGATCTGCCGCTTGCGGTCACTTTTGGCGAGCGTAATTTTCTCGCGAACCGGACAACATACCGGCGCGACAACAGCCTGGCGGACGGCGGATTCATGGATTCCGCATCGATGACTATCACGGCGGTCTATGATTCTTTCGTTCAAACCATTTCTCTCGGCGACGTTCTCGTTATCGGTGGCAGACGCTTCCGCGTCACATCCGCAGAGCTTTCCCAAGACGCCGTATCGGTCGATTTCAGCCTTGAGGATATTAACAAATGAGCATTTTCTTTCCAGAAGACGAGGGCCGCGAAGTTCCTAACGTCAACAATCAACCAATTCTCCGCACCGAAATTATTGCAGGCGAGGCGGGGCCGACCGGTTCGCAGGGGCCAGCGGGTCCAGTTGGCCCTGGAGTTGTCACCGGCGGTTTCACAGGGCAAGTGTTGGCGAAGAAAACAAATGCCGACTACGACACGGAATGGATCACAGGCGGTGGTGGTGGTGGATCAGCGATCTGGGGAGGTATCGCGGGAACGCTCTCGAACCAGACCGATCTTCAAACGGTTCTCGATGCAAAGCTGTCTTCTGTGACGTGGGGAAGCATCACCGGAACGCTAGCGAATCAGACCGACTTGCAAAGTGCGCTTGACGCGAAGGCTCTCAAGATCACGGCGATCACGGCAGGCACAGGACTGACAGGCGGCGGCGATCTTTCCGCTTCGCGCACGATCTCGATGCTGGCAGACGTTCCTGCGGACTCGCTCAATTTCAACACGGCGGCAACCGAAACTAATGCCATCGGCAAGATGTTCTGGAACTCGACCGAAGGCGCACCACAAGTCGGGCTTGCAGGCGGCAACGTGCAGTTACAAATGGGATCGATGCTTGTCGCCTACGTTCGCAATGCCGAGGCGACAACGCTCAACAAGGGCGAGGTTGTTTATCTTTTCGGAGCAACAGGCAACCGCGCAAGCGTCAAGCGGGCGTCAAACGTAGCAGATTCAAGCTCGTCCAAAACTATTGGCCTTGTTGCCGAAAGCATTGGCGCAAACCAAAACGGATTCATAATTACGCAAGGCGTTCTCGACGGGCTTTCACTTGGCTCTCCCTATGTGTCCGGCGACTCAATTTATCTCGATACGACACCTGGAGCATTTACGCGAGTAAAGCCAACCCAGCCCGATCATATTGTTTTTATCGGCGTTGTCGAACGCGCGAATGCTGGGAATGGGCAACTTTACATCCGACCGCAAAACGGATTTGAGCTTGAGGAATTGCACGACGTGTTGATCACTTCGCCACAAAACAACCAAACGATCCTTTGGAATTCGGCCACCACGCTTTGGGTAAATTCTACGCTAACCATCGGAACTATCAGCGGACTCTCAGCGGATCTAATCGGGAAAGCAGAAACAACAGATATTCAAATTTTTACTACCACAGGGTCTTGGACTAAACCAACTGGCGCCAAAGTTATTAACATTCAACTTCTTGCTGGCGGCGGCGGAGGGGGCGGCGGATTCAAAAATGTTACTTCGACCAATCGTTCGGGCGGGGCAGGCGGCGGAGGCGGCGGATGTTTGTCCGCGAATATCCCTGCACAACTATTGCCCGAAACGCCTATTAGCATAACTATTGGCGCGGGGGGTCTTGGGGGTAGTGGGTCAACAAATAGTGGGGTAACCGGAGGCGCTGGGGTTTTAGGCGGGGCAACGATTTTTGGAAGCGGAGCGTCTGGCGAGATAACCTACATTGCAACCGGAGGGGCGAGCGGAGGTGGAGGATCGGGGGCCGCTTCGGCGGTAGGATTTGGGTCGTTGAACGCAAATAGCGGCGGTCAAGGGAACATCGGCAACGGGGCCGTGGGGCAACCATCGGCAGCAAATAGCAATCATTTTATGGGAGGTGCCGGGGGTGGCGGAGCGGGGGGCATCAACAATTCAAACGCGACATCGACAGGGCTTAACGGCGGGCGAAGCAATCTTTTGAATTTAACTGGCGGTGCCTCAAATGGAGGGGCTGGGCAAAATAATACAAACGCTGTAAATGGTTTATTCGCTGTCGGCTCTGGTGGCGGCGGAGGAAACTCATCGAGGACTGTTGATGGGACCAGCGGAGGAAACGGAGGATTCCCAAGCTCAGGAGGAGGAGGAGGAGGTGCGTCTGAGGCTGGCAATGGAGGAGCAGGCGGCACTGGCGGGGCAGGAATGGCAATTATCACAACTTACTTTTAACTATGGTCGAACGATATGTTATTTTGAATGCAGAGGGAGGTTGGCTTGAAAATGTCATCCTCTGGGACGGCAACCTTGAAACATGGCACCCGCCACAGGGTTGCATAGCAAAACTGGAGTCTGAAATTGACTACACAACATTGCCGGAAAGACCAACTGAATGATAACGGACTCGACATACACGCTGACGCTTGAAAAAGCATTGACCGACACCTTCGTTCTTGCGCTTCAGCAAGAGATGCAGAGCGCACTTGTAGTGACGGCAGCGGAGAACTTCGGCACAATGACATTGCCGGCGTGCTTCGTGAAATGCACTCGCCAGCGAGAAAGCATTATAGACTCCGCGATTTTCCAGTTCGCCGTTGATATCGCTTTGATAGTGCAAGCCGACGACATGGATCAGATGGCGATGGAAAACTTGTGGTCGCAGGTTCTTTGCATTTCGCACGACATCACCGGACTCAAGACGAAGCTGAACGCCGTGCGTCCGCAATATGCTTTCGTATTCGGCATCCTTCGTGATGGGCCAGTTTCGCTCTCGTCAAACGAGCGGCATTTCGAGCGGTCGGTCACGATCACGGTTCACGCCGCGCTTTTCGCAAGTTGACAATTTCCACGAATTATATGCCAGCTACCGTCATCACATCCACTGTCGCCTCGGGCGTCGAATTCGGCCTTCTACAAGAGACAGGTCTACTTCTTAATTCATTCTCGCGCTCCGTCCAGAGCGATAAAGCCACTGTCATGGACGCGCTCGGCGATACCGTCGCCGTGGCTTACTTCAACAAGACGGCTACGATCACGCTTGATGGAGTCATCAACGGCGGCGTGAATTACGAGCTTGCCAACATCCTGACTCTCGCCAACGACACCGATTCCTACGGCGTGTCTGGCGGATCTGTCATCGTTGATTCCGTTGCCGAGACTACCGGCGCAGGCACATTCAAGACTATCAACGTGTCGGCAACGCAGTATCCCGAAATCGACTAAAACCCTGGCTGATGCCGCTGGCTCCCCGGCTAAAGGGAGCCTCCTTATATAAGAATCAAAAACATGGACGCAAATAAGAAATTTTTCCACACGATCAACCTGAAGGCCGCTGTAGCACTCGCTACAATGGGCTTTAAAATGAACTTCCCGCCGGTTACTCGACTGGTGCGCTCCGACGGCAAAGAGTCCACGGAGTTCTGGTTTGAGGGCGAGAACTCAAAAGGTCAAGACGCTTCACACGTCTATCGCCAAATGACCAAGGACGGCGACGAACTCGAAGCAAAAGACCCAGAGAATCCGCTTTGCTACATCCGAGCCGCACTAGCGAACCGAGATGTCTTAGTGGACATCATTCGCAACACTCCGCGCTTGATCGAGATCGAACACAACGGAAAACGCATCGCCATTTCAGAGAATGCTTCGGATAAAACCAAGCAAGAGATGACCAGATTTTTAAAATAATTATATGAAAAAAAACAAAGACAACGAACTAGAAAAAGACGACGAAATCCTCCGCATCCAAGCAATGGAAGACGGGCCGAAGATCGTGAATGGGCGCATCCTGCGACCGATCACCGCACTCACAATCTCATGGATGCAACGCAACGAGGTCTTCAGCGGCAACATGGATTTGGTCTGGAAATCTGCCGCATTCGCCTACCTTCACAGCGAGCCGTATAGCGCGATTCGATCGGTCGTCAATGACCGAGGCGCATTCATCAACGCCGTGGATTCATGGATCGAAAACAACATGATCCACCACCTCGAAATCTCGGCGATGACGGATGCCATGAACGCCGCTTTTGAGCTTTACAACGCATCGGCAACCGAATCTAAGGCAGGATCAGGATCGGGAAACTAAACGGCCCCAACTGGCTTGCCGCTTACGTGTTTCGACTTGTCAAGCTGACCGGCTGGGGCTTCGCTCACATTCTTGAAGAACTTCCGTTCGCGGTGGGCTTGCAGTTGCTCCAGGCTGACGATTACTCAAACGGAATCCATCGTCCTTGGTCACGTAACAACGCTAGCGTCGATGTTGACGCTCTCGCCACCATAGAGGCGACACTCGCAAAATATGGCAAAGTTTAAATTCGAGAGCGTGAAGTTTGAGCAGATCATGAAAGACTACGCAGAGATACGCGAGGTCACGATCCCTGACGCCGTCTCGCTCAATGCTCGCCTTCTTTGCGTCGAGTTGGCACGGCGGACGCAGCCGTTTGGAGACAAGCAAGAGTCTGGAACAATTCGCGTAAAAAATGACATCGGCAAAATTATTAAAAACACAGAGCAACTTGACGAATATGCTGACAGAGTTGAATCACAAAGAATCAAGGCGCGACTCAAGGCTTTGATAAAAAGCGGTCGATTTGATATTGTCGAAACGATACTTCGCAACATCGGCTTTTTGAATAAGTGGACAGGGATGGAAGTTATTAGCGCAAGCAAAATTAAATCCGTCCACAACGAGGCTCGGAACAAAACGACAGGACGCACGAAGTCGCGAGGATCAAAGCTATTTATTGCGTCTGTATCGGAGCAAGACACCTACATTTCAGAGGTGCAAAAGCGAGTCGGCATCAGCAAGGGTGGGTGGGCAGATTGCGCGACACAGCTGAAAAAAGTGAACAAGGGAGGGCTTCTTGCTGGATTTCCGACTTGGGTAAAAAAGGCGATGCGAAGCGGATCCGGCAAGGTTCAGGACATGACAAGCGACATTAAGAATCCTCGCGTTTTCTTGACTAATAATGTGCCGTGGGCAAGCAACGTCATTCCAGAAAGCGAACAAGACAATGCAACCGCTGTTGTGGTCGTAAAGATGCGGAATCAGATGAATCAGATTCTAAAAAAGAGACAAAAAACCCTTGTAGAAACTTAATAAAATGGCCGACGTTACAGTAGAATTTGGAGCAACCGACACAGGACTTGAGAAAACACTCAAGGCCGTTCAAGACGAACTTACCAAGCTAAAAGGCAAAGTATCGAGCGGGGAGCTTTCGATGACCGAACTCGAAAGCACGATGAAGCGCATCGGTCAGGTTGAAAGCATGGAGAAAAACATCAAGGCCATCGGAGATTCGTCCACCGCAACATCACCAAAGGTCGATGAACTAGGCAAGGACATGAAAACGGCTGGCGATAAAGCCGAAGATGCTGGGAAAAAGGGGGAAATTGGATTTGGTAAGATTGCTATTGGTGCTGGTATCGCAGGCGCAGCGGCTAAGGCTGGATCGATGGTAATAGAGGCGGCATTTGCAGCCGCTCAGAAGACCGCGCAGGACTTCGGAGACGCTTTAGATATGGGCGGGAGGCTTGCAGACCTCTCGGAAAGAACGGGAGTTGCTGTCGATAAAGTCATGCTGCTGGAGCGAGCATTTGAAAACACAGGAGTCGGGGCTGACTCTCTCGGGCCGATTCTAAACAAAATGCAAAAAGCCATCGTTGACGCTGAAGACGGTTCAAGCAAGGCCGCTGACGCTTTTACAAAACTTGGCATTCCGCTTTCAACACTTAAAGACCTTTCGCCAGACGAGCAACTCCGCGAAATAGGAAAGGCCATCGCTAGAATCCCAGATCCGGCAGAAAGGGCCGCCGTCTCGATGGAGATATTCGGAAAATCTGGCGGTGCATTGAACCAGGTATTTGCAAACATGGATGGCGAGCTTGAGACGGCAAAGGCTCAACTCGGATCGTTGCCGGATATTATGAAGGCGGGGGCCGCGCAGTTCGACAAAATCAGCGACAACTTGACGGTCATCGGTGGTAAATTCGTAGAATTTGCGGCAGGAATTATCGACAAGGTGAAGCCTGCACTCGACGCTCTAACAACCGCGCTGACTCGCATTGATGCTGCTAAAATAGGGCAAGACTTTGCTGAATTTTTCACAGGCGTAGGAGAAGGGATGAAAGGATTCCAAGCGGCACTTGATGCGATTGATGCTGGAGACATGGGAACGGCATTTGAAATCGTAGGGGAGGCGATTCAACTCCAATTTAAAGAGACCGCAAACAGCGTTTACACCAACATGGTCGCGGCTTTTAAGACAATCGGCGATTTCATAATGGAGCAATTTGCATCAGGCGGGCCGTTGGTTGCTTTGTTCCAAGATTTCGCAAACTTGATTTCAGGATATATATCTGAAAAATTGTATTTGGTGATGGCTGATTTCATGGACGCCATCGGTAAATCTGGAATGGCAGACACGTTCCGATATGAAGCAGAAACATCAGCGACAGAGGTTGAGCGTGCGCTGGATGCAATACCAATTCATGCGGAACTGACAGCCGAAAAGGCAGGCGAGTCGATGGCAAAAATACCAGAAAACTTCAAGGAAAACATGGCTGGCGTTCCGCCGCTATTTACCGATCTGGAAAAGCACCAGCAGGAAATTGATCGACTCACGCAAAGCATCACAAAATCACAGGGTGAGCAGACAGCCTCTGTTGACGGCACGACAAAATCTCAAGCCGCCGCAGAACAGGAGGCGCGGAAATACTTTGACGAGTATCAAAAAGGCCAAGCAAAAGCATCGGAAGCCGACGAAAAAAGAGCAGAAGATCAGGCGAAGTTAAACGAGGGAAAACAAGCAGAACTGCAATATCAGCTTGAGTTAGCCGAGGCGCAGGCCGCTGGCGACTCGGAGCGCGTCAAGGCTTTACAGGAGCAAAAGAAGTATGCCGACGATTTCGCAGAGGCAATCGCTGCGGGGATGGATGAAGAACAAGCGACTGATTTCGCTAGCCGCATTGCAGAAGCCGCATCAAATTCGCAAAACATCGTAACGACCGACAAGGATGGAAATCCTCTGTTTTTTGAATCGGCAAAAGCCGCAAAATCGATGTCGGAAAATTTAGAGTCGGCGACAGGTTTTGCTCAAACTCTTGCCAACATGAAGCAAATTGAGGCTCTCGAAAAAGCGAACAATACCGCCAAGGCCGCACGACTTGAATTGAAAGCGATGGATCAAATCCTTGGAACGGATCTAGCAAATAAGAGCTTCCCTGACATCGTTAAAAAACTCAACATTGACAAGCTCGGCCAGACAGGCAGCGAGCAAATAGAAGCGGTAGTGGATTACATGAACGGGGTCAAAATGAAATTGTCACAAAATCCTATCGACTCAAAAGCGGGCAAATCAGCGATTGACGAGGTCAAGAATAGCATCAATAAGTCTCCTTTTAAGGGCAAGCTCGCCATGGACAGTTCTGAAGCGAAGGAAAACACAAAAACCGCGTTTTCTAAATTTACAACAACCCTCGATGCTGAAAAAAGCGTCAAGGGCATTCGCGACTCGGTGAAGGACGGCATCGAGGTTGACGTGGCCGCGAAGTCGGGCGTGAACGGGTTGCTAGATGCGATCAAGACTGCAGTCGAAGCGATCAAAACCGCAGTTGAAAAAATTGAACCGAAACTACCCACCGCAGCACTAATCGCTTAAATAATATGAGCTACATTTACCACGGGCAAACAGACTGGATCAAGCAACCGAATCGCGTTGTGCAGACATTCCGGAGCGGACTTTGCATGATACAGCAGGACTACATTCGTCGGGCAGACGACCAGATTGATTACTTTGCTTTCAGGGAGGGCGATCCGATTCCGACGGAGGATTCTGCTCCGTGCATCGACGGGGCATACATTTTCCCCGCGCCGAGCTACCAAGACATGGGAAATGGGTTCATTAGTTGCACCGTGACCGCTTACGGTAGAGTCAATACGACTGGCGTTGTGGACTTAAATAAACGCCTTGGCCCTTATTTAGTAAGAACTTTTAATGTTAATACTGGAGCTCTTTTTGAGTCGTATAATAATATAAGATTTTTTGATGTGGCAACATATCGTTTTGCCGCAAGAAAAAGTGAATTTGTCACTGCTCCAGACACTCCACAATTATATATCTACGATGAAGACGGAACACGCCTCGCAATCGGTGTCTTTGGCCAATTTGAAAGACAATTATATCGGCGAACAGAATCCTATGAAAGCACAAGTTACGGAGAATTTTCAGAGGTCATCATATCTGTTACGGCCGCTGGGTTTGAACAGACAACCATCGGACTATAATAATGGCAAAAAATGATGTCCCAAATATATTTAGCCAGCTTGTTAAGTCTGCCGGTAAATCGTCAGCAGGCGGATACCCATATCAGATAAAGGCGGCTGACCTTGACAAGAATTTCGTTTACGCAACGCTTGACATCGATGCTACTTTAGTCCAAGAGACATCGGGCCAAGAGGGATTTACAAAACGCAAGCTCAAGATTCCGCCTGTTCCTCAGAGCGGAACCCATGTTCTAGGAGCCGTGTCGGGCGGGTTGACTTGGATCGCCACGGAGGAGTGTCCGTGATCCTAGGCCGGACACCAGAAGGGCTGATCAAGATCAAAAAAGACGAGCCCCTTGGCCTTCGCGCTGTTAATTGCGCGTGTTGTGTGAATTGCGGATGCGATACGGCTATAAGTGGAGACTTATTGCAAACGATGAGAAATGCAACAACTGGCACTTGTAATGGGGCTTCGCCGACATTTTTTACAGCAAGCGGCGGAGGGTTTTCAGCCATTTGGTATGTGAGTGGAACATTTTATACTTGTGCACTATCGGCATTAACAAATTGCTTTGCTTTCGGGGGTGATAATTTCATGAATACAATGGCCAGCGGGCCTGCCGAGTCATGTTGTCCAACCAATCTTCCGTTTCCAGTAACCTGTGCAGATGTCACGTATACAATAAATGGAGGCGAATTTACTGCACATACGGAAAATTTTGGATTTGGCCCAGATGTCACTCCTCCAACTTTTGTCTTTTCGTGATCCCTCAACATATCATTGATTTTCGTGCTCGCACATTGGCCCAATTCGGAAGCTCCGCTTTTAATTTCGCTCGCGCAGGCTTCGCCACCACGCCACCGGAGGCACTCGCCACCCGCGAAGCAACGTGCCGCGCCTGTCCCGAATGGGACGCAACCGCACTCAACTCCACAGGCCGTTGCCGCAAGTGCGGATGCTCGACCTGGGCAAAGCTCCGCATGGCGACCGAGCGATGTCCGATAGGCAAGTGGGAAGCTGTTGACAAACCTACCAACTAAATGGCACGCGATCTTTTTATTGACACAACGAACCGCCGCTTGGCAACCAGCTTGACGAGCCTAGCACCGGCGACAACGCAACGATTCGTGAAGGGCGACAACAGCGCGATCAATTTGTATTTTTTGGAGGCGACAGGCAACATCGCAAGTCCGTTCGATGTGGTAGACTACACCGGAACCGATGTGAAATTCGGCGTAGGAAGCCGCACAGGAGTTCCAGCCAGCGGCACATTCACGCTCTCCTTCGGAGGCCAGACCAGCGGAGCAATCGGATTCAGCGCGACCGCAGGCGCGATCTCGTCCGCGCTCAACTCTCTCTCAACCATCACCGCCGCAGGATCGGTCAGCGTAGACGGCACGATGGCAACCAACTTCGTTGTCTCGTTCAACTCGGCAGGCACGCAGGGCGCGATCACCGGCAACTTCGCCAGGTTAATTCCAACCACAACCGCGCTCATCGACGAGCGCATTGCAGGAGACGCCACCAACGCCGAGATTCAAGAGCTTCAACTTCGTCTTGCTCCAGCAGTCTACGAGCCGACATGGACTGATCTCGGCACGGCAATGACGGTGAGCGTGACCACTACAATTACAGGCTCGACTCTCAACAACGAAATTCAACGCGTCTCATTTTCACGCGCTCCGTATCTCGGAAGTTTTCGCATAACGGTTCCGACATACAACGTGGACATCGCCAGCACGGTCACCGACGGCGTATTCATTACAACGAGCAACCACGGGCTGACGCTCGCACAGCCTGTCGTTCTAACAGGATTCACGGCGTTGACCGGATACACGGCAGGGCTTCAATATTTCGTGCGCTCGATTCCTCAGACGACCGAATTTTTGCTTGGCGTAACGGCAGGGGCCGTCGCGATCACGACCGGCACAGGCACGGTGACAACGGGTAGCGTAGCCACAACCGTCCTGCGCCAGACCGATCCGCTCGACGCCAGCACGACCGCCGCGCAGTTGCAAACGGCACTCCAAGCACTCGACAGCATCGGCGCAGGCAACGCGACGGTCGTCGGAGTCCAGAACAGTTACTACGACATCAATTTCGGCGGCGACAAAGGCTTCATCAATCTTCCGACATTGGAGGTGCAAAGCGGCTTGACCGCAGCACCAGGCAAGACCGCCGCCGTGGATTTCAACACGTTCGGCGTCCGCGATCTGCTTCTTAATGCAACATCGGTAACGACCGAGATTGAGATCGAACTGACTACCGGCGGCGAGCGGAACACAATTATTTTGCAACCATGCACACTTACCGAAGAATTGATTTCGCAAGGCGGATTGAGCTAATGGACAACCATGCTTTTCATACGTTCATTGGAACGAGCGCACCTGCAATGGCAGTCCTAATCTCGTTCTCCGAGGTTGAGGCGTGGCTTCGCATTTTCTCTCTCGTCCTCGGAATTTGCATTGGCGCAGTTTCGTTGTATAAAATGCTAAAATCTAAAAAACCATGAAAACACTACTCGCAAAATTGAAGGAACCTTCCACGTTTCGCGGCCTCGCAATCCTTGGCGGCGTCCTAGGCTTGGCTTTAGAGCCGTCGAAATGGGACGCCATCGGCACGGCAGTTGCGGCAATAATCGGGATCATCGAAGTATTTCGCAAAGAAAAATGAGCGCGAAAAAAATTGCGCTCTGGATGATCATTTTGTCGTTCGCTTGCGCGACGATGGCATCCCTGACGTCATGCGCTGGATTTAATAATCCGTCTGTATGCGTGAAAACGGATTTCGGAACATTCTGCTACCAATTACCGGACATCCAAGGACTCAAAAAATGACCTTCGACGAGCGAAGCGAAATAAACCTAGCAACGCTCCACCCAACGATGCAGAAGGTCATGCGAGCCTTTCTAGGAGCGGCAAAGGGCATCGCCGCAAAGGTTGGATGCGATGTTAAAATTATCAGCGGCACTCGATCCTACCTAGAACAAGATGCGCTCTATGCAAAGGGGAGAACATCGCCAGGGAAAAAAGTCACGAACGCCGCCGCAGGTCACAGCAATCACAATTTTGGAATCGCTGCCGACATCGGAATTTTCAAAGGCCGAGAATACCTAGGAGAGCATCCGCTCTACCGAGAACTCGGCGTTCTCGGCAAATCGCTCGGGATGGAGTGGGGTGGCGACTGGAAATTTGTTGACGAACCGCACTATCAGATGCGTCCGCATTGGGCGAAGGGAATGACCGAGCGCGATATGCTCGCCAATTTACGAAACCGAGTATCTAAAAAAATAGACGTTCTTGCTTGAAAAAAAAGAGACAACCGACGGTTGAATCGGAGCGAATGAAATCACTCGCGGAAGCGAAGCGAATCCTGTCGGAGCATTATGACTGTGGCCTTGCTATTGTTAGCTGGGAACAGGCAGGAGAGACCATGCACGGAGAGTTTGTGTTCGGGAACAAATTTGCCGTCGAGGGACTCGCGAGCGATTCTTTCAACATTTTATTTCCAGACGAAGAAGAAGAAGAAGAGGAGGAAGACGAAGAAGCATGAAACTAACACTTGAATTTGACGAAACGGAACGATACGAACACGAAGTTGCCTGCAAGGGGCTTGATATCCTAATTCTGCTTGACGACATCGATCAGGAACTTCGATCCGCTTTAAAGCACGAATGCGGCGAGTTCGCAAAGCTCGACGTAGAAACGATGGAGTCCGTTCGCGCTTGGATTTGGGAACAGCGTAGCAAACGAAACATTCCAGAGCTTACATGAAGGGATGGAAAAAATGGATGGCAGTCGGATGCTCTCATGGCGACCAGATCGACCCAGAGGCACGCAAGGCCGTCTTGACGTTCAAAGACCGCTGGAAGCCGGATACGACAATTCACCTAGGCGACTTCCTTGACCTTGCCGCCTTCCGCTCCGGTGCGGTGAACGACCCTAACTCAGCCGATCGCGCCGCCAGCGTGAGCGACGACCTCAGCGCCGGGATTGATTTCCTCCAAGAAATCCGCCCGCAGCGCATTCTCTACGGCAATCACGAAGCGCGGCTCTACAAGCTCGCCGCCTCGCCAAACGCGCTAGCGGCTCACGCCGCTACGCTCACCATCCAAGCGATTGAAAAAACCGCGAAGGAACTCAAGGCGCGGCTATATCCGTATCACATTCGGAGCTTCTACGAGCTAGGTGGAACCAAGTTCCTGCACGGATATATGTACAACGTGCAGGCCATCCGCGACCACGCGGAGACATACGGCCAATGTATACTGGCCCACCTACACCGAGTCGGATGGGAACGCGCACGCACGCTCGACGGCGCGAGTGGCTATTGCGTCGGAATGCTGGCGCGTTTCGATATGGACTATGCTTCGACGCGTCGAGCAACATTCGCATGGTCGCAGGGTTTTGCGTATGGGTATTACAAAGACAATTCGATCACCGTAAATTTATGCGAAAGAAAAATCAATCAGCCGTGGCTTCTGCCGATCTGAACAAAGCTTGGAATGCTTTTTTCGATGAGGCCGCAGTTTGCGACCCCGCCGAGCTGAAAGAACAGGGATGGATGACAAACATGGAAATTTCCGAGATTTCTAAACTCAAAGGCGGAGCAGGTCGGAAACTCGCAGATGGAGGCTTTAGATCAGGTGTCCTAGAAAAGAAAGTTGCCAAAATTTTGGCCAATGGACGACGCTATAATGTGAATTTTTATCGCCCTCTTGTTAAGCAGTAAAACCAATCGGAACCGCTCTGGCATTGGTTGTGCGCGTTTGTAAAGATTTTTTTCAAATTTATTTTTACACTTCTTGAAAATTTTTCTTTTCATCTTTTCGGAGATAGAAGAGGGTTTGCACATCGAACGAGGGATGAACCCTCCGACGAGGAAACCAAAAACAGAAAACCAAAAATGAAAATCGAAATCAAATTCACAGATGGAACAAGCCGCACAATCGGCGGAGCCAATGACATTGCAACCTGCCTAGATTACGATCTGGGTTGCAACTGGGTAGAATCAAATGGTCTAGTATGGGCAGCAGAGGACGCCGAAGGCCACGAAGACGACTCAAGCGCAGAAATTCTAATCGACGGTGTTCGCACTAGCATCGACAACCTCCCAATCTAAAATATATGGAACCTATCAATTTTCTCATCCTGTTCGGATTCTGTAGCCTCCTGTCATTCGTCGCAGGCTACATCCTCGGCAATGCCAAGGCGACGACCCGCGCCGAGGAAATGCGCCGCTGGTGGCGCGAACGCGAGAGACGCAACGGGCAATGTTAAACGATGAGGATCAACTCGAAATCGAAAATATGTTTATTCGGAGCCTAGCTTGCGCGTTAATTGGTCAAGCGGTCGAAGATTTACGGCATAACAAGACGTATAAAAGCGAATACAACAATGCGTATGCTGCCGAGAATCGCGAGACTTCACGAATTTTCCTAAACTCGAAAGCATTTCTTCAAATTTGCGAAGCACTTAACCTGCCAGCCGACAAAATTAGAACCAGAGCCAATGCACCTCGCGATTGACCCAGGCACAACGCACAGCGCGTTCGTGCAGTTTCACAACGGAAAGATCGTTGACCACGGCCACATTCCCAATGCGGAGATGCGGCAGGTGCTTATCGGTCGCGAATACGACCGTTGCGCCTGCGAGATGATCGCCTCCTACGGCATGGCAGTCGGAGCTTCGACATTCGAGACCTGTGTCTGGATAGGGCGATTCATCGAAGTGGCAAGAGTTGACGTCGAGTTAATCTTTCGGAAGGATATTAAACTTTTTCTCTGTGGCACGATGCGAGCCAAGGACGCGAACATTCGCCAAGCCTTGCTCGATCTCATCGGGCCACAGGGAACAAAGGCCCAGCCGGGGCCAACCTACGGCATCAAATCCCATTCGTGGGCGGCACTCGCTGTAGCCGTTTATGCAGCACAACAAAAAGGAAAATAGAAAATGAAAATAGAAATGCAGATAATTACTCCAGAAATTGCAATGCAATATTTGGAAAAAAATGATAACATAAGAGACGCAGACTTAAAAAGAGTGTCACGTTACGCCAACTCAATCAAGTGCGGGGAATGGGTAACAACGCACCAAGGGGTTGCATTTAACACTCTGGGTCATCTTGTTGATGGACAGCACAGACTACTAGCAATCGTTGAGGCAAACAGAGCTGTTGAACTAATGGTTGCTACAGGGGTGAGTCAAGATGCCGTTGCTGAGATGGATAGAAATATGCCTAGAAACAATGCGGTATTACTTGGAACCAATAAAAAATGCGCTGAAATTGTTACTCACATATCTCGCATTCTTTATGGCGGTGCACCTAGTCGTTGCAACTTACAGGATGTTAAGGATGTTGTTGATTGTGCAATCGTTAAACTATACCAGCAGACAAATACAACTAAAAGATCGTTAAGCACGGCCCCAGTTAAAGCTGCATTCGTTACCGCTTATCTTATGAAACCAGATGAGCATATGTTGGAAATCTATCGCAAGCTCGTCTTGTTGAACGTATGCAATATTGAAGAACTCTCGCAGACGCCAGCATCCATACGAGCATTGTATCAAAGGTTGACGGGCATTAAGGAGGGAAATAAAAGAATCATTAATTCATATCAAGCGTTTGCATACACTCTCAACGCAATCAAAAACCCGTTGTTAAAAAAAATCCACATGGTCGATATCGATCAAACACATAAGGATGTGCGTCAATTTTATCGGAACACATTTGCATTATAAACTAGAAAACCAAAACATATGAAAATAACAAAAGGAAAACAACAACGCGCCCAGCGCGTAGTTCTTTACGGCGTGGAGTCCGTAGGCAAAAGCACATTCGCGGCCAAGTTCCCGAAGCCGCTATTCTTGGACATCGAGCAAGGCACTAGCCACCTCGACGTTGACCGCTGTGAGATCAACAATTGGAAGCAGTTAACGGATGCGTTAACCGAGGCCAAGTTGACCGATTACAAAACCATCGTCATAGACTCGGCAGACTGGGCAGAACGTTTATGCGTTGAAGACCTGCTCGCCAGCAGCAAGAAAACCAGCATCGAAGACTTTGGCTTCGGCAAAGGTTGGGTTATGGTCGCCGAGCGCATGA